CATCTCCAAGAAAAATAGCTACATGATTTAAAGTTGAATCTAAAATACTCATCAATAAAACATCTCCAGTTTGTAATTTTTCATCTGGTCTAAGTTCTCTAAATCCTGTACGCCAGGCATAACTTTCAAATAGAGGATCTTTCATAAACTCTTCTGGAGTAATAGTCCTTTCATAATCTTTCAACTCTATACCCCTTTCCTGCTTGTAATAATCTCTTACCAGACTCCAGCAATCTGTAATACCCCATACCCATTGTCTACCAAGTAAAGGTGCTTCATATCCCTGTGGCTCATAATATCCCCACTTTTTTGTCTTAGGATTAACAATATGCCAAGGAAGTCCACTTTGTTCACAGGCAACCTTATCTGCCTGACTAGCTTCTGGAGGTGTTGTCGGATGACTATGAACAACAGCAGTGACTTCTCCTACATTAGTAGCCTTTACATAATCTTCTGGATCAAGAATAAAACATTGATGTGCTGTCATCGAAAGATTACGACAAGGATAATATCTTTCTTTTCCTCGAATATTTAACAAAAGACCAACAGATTCTTTTGGATCTTCTGTCTCGGCATGATTAAGTGCAGCGTCTTTCCAATTCATGTTGCAATCGTACCAATAGAAGGAAACTCGGCTCTAGTACATTGTCTATTAGGAGCACGAATACCAGCAAGATCAAAAACAGAAGCCAATTCAAACTGAACTACCTCTCTATTTTCTGCTGATTTTCTATCTATCTTATATATCTCCTGCGGAAATTCTGCTGTGCTATCTGGTGTTCCATAAGGATTTATGTCTCCAGGAAAATTAACAGCATCTAAAAATCTTGCCAAGGTTCTTATACGAGTAACAGTTGCACCTGTAAGATCATTACCAGCAGTTGTTGTATTTACACTAAGCAAAATAGCTGTGATAGTTCCTAGTGCATTACTGACAGTTAATGTAGGTCTAGGTAGCTGTCCTTGTCTAAAAGCAAAACCTTCAGCTTTTATCGGAAATCTTTGATAACTATTACCAGCCCAAACTATCTCTCCATTGTCTTTAAGACTACTACCTGCATGAAACCTGTAAATAGTAGTAGCACCATGCAAACTACTATCAAGTTGTAAGGTAAAAAGTTCAATTATTGCTGATGGGTTTGTATTCTGAAGATTGCTAACAATAGCAGAACTGCTCATGGTTCAAACACCTCTCTAAATGTTGCTTGAATTGTTGCTCTATTGTTATATGGTATAGATTTATTCCAAGCCTCGCAAACATATTGACCAGCACCAGATAAAGTAATCGAGACATTGCCACTATTAGTTGCACTGGCAGCAGCAGTAACAGTAAAGACATCTGAATCAGTTACCGAAGCGACAAGAAATGTACCATCAGTTGCAGATCCAGAAGTGTAATCAATAGTAAGTTCATCTCCTACGGCTACACCATGACTTGAAATCGTAATCGTTACTGTAGTACCTGATTGAGAGTAAGTTCCTGTTTTAGTAAATCCTTCTCCTGGTGGAGTAAAAGTAAAGCTGGCACTATCATTTGCACGACTATCAAGAAAGCCCTCTATAGTATCTGCATCTGTTTCCGATACGTTAAATGTAAAGTTAAAAACTTTAGGATTTTGATGAGCAGCAAGCCCAAATAATATTCTATGTTCATAACCATCAGCAAAACGAACTGTTCTGGTATTTGGTGCAGATCTTTTCTGCTGTCCGTATGTAGGTGTAATTGATGGGAAAGTAGCCATTATGCAAGTAAACCTCCAGGTCTTTTCTGTTTAATTAATTCTGTCTCTATAGCTGCTGATAATGCAATACCTAATGCTCTTCCTTCATCTTCATCTCCTTCTACGTTAGAACCAGAAGCATCTACATTTACTACAATATTTGTTGAGCCACCCATGCCTCCTAACTCATGGTTTGGGATAACAGTGCCTCCACTGTTAGGTATAAACAATTCTGGTCCTCTTTCTCCTACGAGTGTAGGTTTACGACCTGGGATGGGACCACCATTTGCTGCTGTGCCAAAATCAAAATTACCTAAAGGGCCAGTTTGAGATACTTGTGGAATTGCTTTGATAGGAGAAAAGATACTTCCTATTAAACCTAATAAACCTTGCTGAAACTGGTTAGCTAACATTCTTGCAGCAGTATCTAAGAAAACATCTGCAATCTTATTTAACATATTTCTAAACGCATCAGCAACTGTCATTGTTCCTTTAACGATTCCTTTAAATGATTCTTCAAATGAAGCTCCCATAACATCTGATAAATTTATTGCCAATCTGATTGGATCTTGCAACATTTTCATTTCATCTTGTAAATCTTTTACCTTATCGTTAATAGCAGAAAAAGCTAAAACACTTGATTGTCCAAATTGACCATTAGCCTCATTAACAAGACCAAGCATTTCTCTTACTTCCTCTAATGCTTTTTTAAAATCTTTTATTCTTTTATTTCTGCCCTCTTCAAATTCTTTTTGTATTTTTTGTGCTCTTTCTTCTCCAAAAATTGTAGGGCTAACAAAATTAAAACCATCACTTGCAGCAGCAGCAAGTATCCTGTCTTGAAGTGTGACAACTTTTGCCTTTGCAATAAGTTCATCATTAGCTGCTTTTGCCCTAGCTTCTGCTAAAGCTAATTCAATAACAGAAGCATCATTAACTAAATTTTGTTGTAGTAGTTGTTTTGCAACTTGATTACCTATTTGTTTTCTTGCTTGAAATATTTGTTCAGCTAATGCAGCTTGTCTATTTGTTGCTGCTAAACTATCAAATGCACCAGCATCAGTACCAAAAATACCAACTAAAGATTTTGCTATTGACCCAGAACCAAATTCTCTAAAAGCACTTAAAGCTGCGATTGCTTCTTCTTTTGTTACACTAAGTCTTTTTGCTAATCTATCAACATCAGAAGCTAATATCTGAGTGCCTCCACTTGTGGCAGTGAACTGAACATTTAAAGCAGCTAACGATTTGTTAAATTTTTCATTTTTATCTACAGCAGAACCTATTGCAGTACCAAGAATAGATAACGCAAAACCAAATTGACCACCAATCAAACCACCTGCTGCACCACCAATTCCACCACCAACTGCTGCTGCACCTGTTTGTCCAAATAATAAAGGAAAAGCTCCACCAATGATTGCACTACTAGCCGTGCTTCCAAATTTTTGCCTTCTTGCTCTTCTTTTTTCTGCAAGTTTATTTGCTTCTGCTTCTGCTTTTTTTCTTAATGCAGTTTCTTCTTTTATTGCTTTTTTTACAAAAGCATTTGATCTTTTTTCAAGAGATAACTGACGTTTTGTATTGGCTGCTCTTTTTTTACTTGCTCTTTCTCTTATAGCTTCAACATCTTTTACAAGTTTCTTTTCGTTTTCTAATGCTTTTGCAATTCTATCGCCTACTGGAGATGATTGACCTTGTAAACTTCCCATTCCAAAACCAGGTATCATTTCTAGCTGTGAGGCTTGAACAGGAGATATTGGAGAAGAATATGCTTGTGGATTACCAGCTAGTTTTCTTCTTCTACGTCTTATAGAACTTTGAACAGGATCTCTACCTACACCTGTTCCAGGTAAATTCATCTTTCCTGTGCTACTGCCACGGAAACGATTTAATAAAGCTTCTCTTTGTTGATATTCTTTATTTAATTGTTTTTCTGCCAACACTAATTGTCTTGCAGCTTTTTCCTGTAACTTTGTTCCAGAGGCAACAGAATTAAAATTTGCTTTTGCAGTTGAAAGAACTTTATTAAGACTATCAAAACTTCTTACTGCTCCATTTCCACCTAATTGCAATACTTTTAAGGCTTTATTTACTTGACTTATTTCAATAGAAAGTGCTTTAGTTGTATTTTTAAATTTAGTTAGTTTCTCATTTCCTTTTATTACAACAGCAATATCTACGTTATAATTAGCCACTTGCTATAAAAAACTAAAACATTTTCTCTATATTACCTTCTTTTGCCTCTTAAAGCATTAGTTTTTTGTGCTTGTTCTCTTTGTTTTTCATATTCTTCATGTTCAATCTCTGCATAAGCAGCCCAACCTATCATCTCTTCAATAGTAAGAGTCTCACATAATTCAGCTACAGTTTTATGTAATTCTTTTGCTAAAGAAAATAAAAACTGCCAATCTTTATTAGCTTTTCAAATCGGCTTTAGCCTCTGATACCCCCTTATCAGCACCAGCATTTATCATTGCTAATTGTATTTCTTCAAGAACAGAAACTTCAACTTCTCTTCTAAGAGATGCTTTATCTCCATCTTGAAAAATTCTTTTACCATCTTCATCTAATGCTTTTTCTATCATCATTTGTAAAGCATAATCATTTACATCATCTGATGATTTTTTTTGTATTGCTTCTCTTTCAGCAATGGTTAGAGGATGCCAGTAAACACTAAGAATAATCTCATCGTCTTGTTTTACATCATGCTTGTAAAGTTGAGAAACTCCAAAATTGTTTTTTAAAAGATCAACTGCTCTAGTCATGTTAATGTATAGCTATTATCATTATACTAAGCGTTGGCAGTAAATTGACAAGATATTAAGCCTAAGAAATGTGAAGAATCATCACGTTCTATTGGTGTAACTCCAACAACATCAAGAACTCTTGGAGTACAACTAAATGTATCAGTATAGTTAGAAGCATTAACAGAAGTAAGTCCATCAATAACAGCTTCGCCTAAAGTAGACAACACAGAAGTACCTTTTCCTCTTGGAACATAAATATTACATTGAATAACACCAGAATAAAAATCCTGTGATGCACCTTGAGTTTGAGTTGTTGCCTGTGAAAAATCAACAGACATAACAATATATTTTTTAGTTTTTCCAGGAGTCTTATAAACCATATTGTCATAAACCATTTCAACAGTAGCATCTACTGCTGCAACTGCGTCTGTTACTGCTTTTTCAAAAGCTGCTCTGGTGTTAACTAAAGTCATGGATTGATGTAATCAACAAATGCGTCATCAGTACCACCAAATAAACCAACACCTTTTAGATCTCTTACATTCTTAGACTCATATTTAACTCCTGTTCCAAATGTACCAACACCTAGTTTTGGTTTATCTGTAAATACTTTATTTATTAACTGACTAAGTTCGCCTTGAACATATTGAGGAACTCCACTTCTAGGAGAAGCTAAAGCTCTAGCTGCGTATTCCGATCTATTACCAACAAATACTTTTGAAAAAGGCTTGAAATTAAATGATAATGTATCAAGGAATCTAGGTTCAATTACTGCACCTGGAGCTTTTGTGCCATTTCTTGAAGGTTTAATATTACTCCACGGAGCAAAATCTTTTCTTGATTGATCTGGTCTAGGTCTTTGTGTACTAGCTGTCCAACTAGAAGCAAAAAAACCAGTATCAACAGCACTATATTCTTCAGTTGATAAATCAGTAATAATTACTCTTACTAAAGTATTCAAATCCCTTTCCAAATTACCAGTAAGATCTTTACTTATATTTTCAATACTTCTACCTATAGCCATTAGAACCTCACTAATAAAGTAAACAGATAAGTCTGTCCACCTTGTCTTGTATCTATATTAACTATCTGTCCTACTCTTGTAGATCCAGCATAAGTTAATGTAACTTCATCTTGAAAATCAGGTTGATTATCTCCAATCAAATCAGGAGTAATATAAACCTTTGCTTCTCTTCTTTCTCTACCATCATCCTCAG